CGCCCCCCCCCCCAGCCTCTGTCTTCTTGGTATCGGCATAACTCTTCGCTGATGTCAGCGTGGCTGTATCCTTGCTGTCAATTTCGCTCTTTGAGTATGTTTTGCCGCTTGCAGATGCGATAGACGCTTTCAACTCTTTGTTGATGTCGCTCTGCAATTTATCCTCTTCAAGGTCAACGACCTGTGAGGCTTCAACTGCAACACCGTCACTCGTATCTGATTTAATACGAGATGTATACTTGATGTAATCGGATGCTACTCCGTATTTTTTTGCCATTTCTCTTTAGATTAATAAAGTTCAACATTATGGACGCTTACGCCCATCTTTGATGCCATGCGATACACCTTGTAAGTGGTACCTGAATCTGTCCAGTCAGTCTGCTTTACAAAGTTGACTGGCAACGGACCTTCACGACCTGCGAGGTTGTTTGCCAAGTTAGGCGAAACAGTTACATCGGACGGAATCAGAACATAACCATAGGGCTTTTCAGCCGTGAAGGAGAATTTATACGTGCCGTTTGAATTGCTCTGCAACTTCTTGCCGTTGACATGAGCAAGGAACTTGCCCATCTCAGACGAATCGCTGACAGGTGCTGTTTCGTAAGAGCTGACACCAAACAGAATCTGATTGTAGGCAGAAACCGTCTGTGTTGCAGTTCTTTGAACGCCCTTAACGGTAGCATGTACGCCAAAGAGGGTTGTCGAACTTGCATTCACCGTGGCAGTGTAAACACCAGTAGACTTCTTCGTAACGGTGACGGAAGCATCACCTGCTGTCATCGTTGGCAGTGCATCAGCGTCAACATTCGTACCTGCAAACGTACAAGTAACGGTCAACGTGAATGCCGTTGGTGTACCTTTAACGAAAGTCGCGGAAGGTGAAACGCTGAACGAAATCTTCGCCTTAGCGTCATTTTCCTCCTTAACCTTACGGTTCACATACTCTGCCTGCGTGTCCGAGATTCCACGGATAACGGCAGAGGCTTCATACACGAGCGCATTTTCGCTCTTGACCACGTCAACGCGGCCTTCTGCGCCTTCTGTGTCAGCCTTTGAAGCTGCCACAGATGCTTTTTCTCTGAATTTGATAAATTTTGCCATGTTTTTTATTTTGTTTTTAACTCATGAGTTTTCTTATTCATCGGCCAAATCTTTCCATCTTGCACCAGGCACTTCCTTACCTTCTGCATTAAGGTGAGCCTGTTTTACAAATTCTACATGGATGTTAGGAAAGCCGCTCTTACCCATTGTTCCTGCCATAGTAACATTAAGTTTCATATTCGCCCATTCAAAAACCTTTGCTGGGAAATCTGAAAATTTCTTTGTCTGAACACGGACGGCCTTATTTCCAAGTTTAAAGCCAACGGTCTCTGTGATATAATCGCCTACCTTTGTATAGCCAAGCAATTCTTTGGCAATCTTCTCGCCAAAATCATAGACATCCAAGGTGAAGCCTTTTTGTCCCTTATCACTTTCAAGCGTTGCGTAATATTCGTCCATGTCCTCAACTTCAATGTTATTGGTTGAAGCTGCGCTATCGTTGAAAGAAAAACTATCCTTCACAATTGCACTAAACTCAAAAGCTGTTTCCCATTTTGAATCAATTGGGAAAGAGCCATCTTTCTCTACATCAAGCAATTTAACGCTTACGATTCCATAAGGTGAAGTCTTTGCCATAATTATTTTCTTTTTTAAAATTGAACTTTAATTCTCAAATTGATAAAATGTGTTTCATCGTTATCTTTCATCACATTGCTGTCTGAACTGATAGAATAAGCAATACCATCAACCATCAATGGTTGGTCTTCGGTTTCAGTCATCTCGTTAGTATAAGGGATAAGATTGCAGACATTTTCATACATCCGTGAAAGACTTTCCTTATTAAGACTTCCAGACGAATTGTCCTGTGCGTGGATATTAAGATTTATCAAATTACTATCTGCCCATTTTCCGTAATTGACAGACAGACTATTGACAGCAATATAATCACCTCGATAGTTTTCATCCTTCTCGTATGCAAATACTTTAAAATCACTTTGCTGCTTCAAATATCTGCAAAGCGATGTAACTACGTCTATTGAGTTCTTATATTTTTCCATCCTTAATGTCTTGTGCAAGTTTATTCAATTGCTCTGTCAACCATCCCTGTACATGAGAGATAACCTTGTGGCCTTTTGCTTCAACATATCTTGCATAATACATTCCTGCGCTCACTTTGATTTCCCAAAGCGCTGTTTGGTCGGCATCCAGCGAATTAGCTGCAATTTCTGCATTCGCCTCGCCTTCTGCACTTCCCAAACCATCAAAGCCACATCTTTTCACCTCGCTACCACCGTAATAGATTGTAGCACAAATGCTACCGCGTAAATTCCGCGTGTGGTCATCGTAACCGCCACTCATGCGGTCTGGATACGCATCACGTGCAATATTGCACGCCTCTTCTGCTATGATGGTCAATTCTCGAAGTATTGCGTTGCCTCTATTTGCTGAATTGTTCTGTTTCTTCGCTCCAGCCTTTTTTAAAACATTCTCAAACCCTTCTATTGCTATATCCATAATTTCAGCCAATGCCCTTTTGTTGTTACTCCAAGAATCTGTCTTTTGGCATCCAATGTTGAATCGTTCTTGACGACCCTAACATAATCGCCAACCTTCGGAATCCTGCCGAAACATCTCACGTCATTAAGGAGAATATCGTATGATGTATTATATTTATAACCATCATTGAGCATTATTTGATTGGCCTTAGAATTTGGCGCAACTGTGCATCCTACGCATTTCGACCAACATATCTTTTCAATAATATTCAAGTCTTCATCCTCCTGCTTGACTACAGTCTGTAAGGATATTGTTGCATTCTTTATCATATATGTATGCAATAGATGTTGTTGTCGTTCTCTTTCAAGACCAAGTCTGGCGAAATTCCAGCACTTTCAGCGATAGATTTAATTCTCTCCTTCAGCAGCTTGGTATCATAGCTTTGCGAAAAGCCTCCAGCACTCTCAGAAGACAATGAAAGCATTTTCGATAAACACAACATTGAGGCTAAAGCAACGGTCTTTCTCGCCTCGCTGTTGTATTCATCTGTCGGCGCGTATGGCGTAAAACGAAATCCAGCGTCAATCAATCCCTTTTCCATAGATGCCATAGATTGCTCGTATGGCTCTATCTCCGTTGCAATAGCCTCAATTATATTCATTGTTGTTATGCTGTTTTATCGGTTTCCATAATGAAGAAATCATCAAGGCCATAGAATACAGGCGTTGCCCACATTTCATAGTCAATGAATCGTCCTTTTTCGTTTCGCCAAAAGCCTACAAGTGCATCGTCATACTGACTATAAGTCTTGTTAGGCAGTGGGTCAATCATTTCGAGAGGGTCAGATACCTTCAACACGGCAACATTCTGAACACATTGGAACACAACACGGTCATCAACGGTCATGTTAATTATACTTCCATCCTGCAATTTCACAAAACGGTCAGGCTCGATTGTGATTGTCGGCAGCAAAAGGCTCTCCAGATACAAGTTCGCTTCGTTGAACGTGATTTTTGCAGGACTGATGTCAACCTTGCCAAGTTTCAGTTTAAACGTGTCTGCAAACTCCTTACTCTTGCACATTTTACGGAAAGTGCGTGTACTCATACGCATTTTAACAACCGTCTTACCCTTGGCAGACAATTCGTCCACAATACGTTGAATATCAGAAATCGGCGTTGAAGCCACCTCACCCCATTTGGCGGTAGGATGATATTTCTTCACGCCCAAATCAATCTTGTAAGTAACGTTGGACTTCTTGTTGTTCTTGGCATCTACGGTCTGCGTGCCTCTGAACAAACCTTCATAGTAAAGCAAGTCGATTCGTTTCTGAGGCGCGATAACTGCTTTTTCAAACGGGTCAAACAAATACTTCACAAGTTTGGCGTAATCATTAGAAGCATACATCGCAGGAGTGTCATTTCCGTATTTATTGCGCAAACGGCCTTCCATGTAGTAATACTGGTCTAATCGGTCATTATCCATCTGCCATTCGTCACCCATGTGCGAAATTGAACCAACAAGCTCATTTGCACTTGGCATGGTGTGCGTTGGCTTTTCGCCGTTTTTGTCAATTACACTACCGACCATCGCTGCACTATACTCCGCAATCGCGGCACGATACGTGCGTGAAGCCTCGTAGTCAATTGTGGCAATCTCATCTTTCCAAAGTGGTTTGTACGTGGAGTTTTTCATTTGCTCCTGCACAAACACATCAAATCTCTTAGGCTTTTCCAGCTCTTTAATCAGACTATCCATCTCTATTTTTTAGTTAAGGTTTAATCAAATACTTATGCGTTACGGTCAAAGCCTCCTTAATTGCCTCGTTAATAGGATAAGGCAAGGAATCTTCGTCAATCTCATACGCTTGCAATGTGGGCGTGCAGCTCTGTTGCCCATCCAGTTCAACGGTGGCATAATTCAAGCCGATAACCTTGCCTGCGTTGCCATCGTCAACTACAGCGTTAGCTTCCACTTCGTTTTCAAGTTCTGAAATTGTCAGCATGGTAAAATCACTTGACGAATCATCAACCTTGGAAATTGTAGAGCCAGCAATCTTATCGCCAACCATGAACAATGAACCTTTGTTTACCTTAAGCGTTGTTGCATCTTGTACTGCTTTTTCGTACACCTTTGCCGTTTTGCACGCACTCACCATACCGTTAGTAAGCAACACTAATGGCGTTCCTTTGGGCAACCATTTTAACGTTGACGGCAGATTGGTTTCATCAATCGTGAAACCAGCAACACGCCGCACGCAACTTTTCTCATCCCAAGCACCTTCTTTGATGTCTGTCGGAAATTTCTTCTTGTAGTACATAACTTTCTTATTTTTCTTTTGTTTCAAGTGCCTTTTGCGCTCCCTGCATCAGTTTTGCAAATCCTTCATCGGAATCAGCATCACCGCCAGAAGTTGGAGGCTCAGCAATTCCAAGCGATTCAAGGATAGCCTTACGCTCGTCTGCATAATCCTGCGCAATCTGTGAGGCAACATTATCGAGGTCTTCTTCTTTCTCCAACTTGTAACGCGAAATAAACTTTGCAGGAATACCTTTCAATTTCTCGTTGCTTGAAAGAACTTGCGATAAACGCTCAGATTCACGTTGCTGTTGGATTGGTTTGATGGCCTCTGCGATACCCTCAGAAATAAGTTTTGCAATCGCCTCTTTGGTCAAAGAATTTTCTTCAATTGGTTTTGTTTTGTCTTCTGTCACGTTTGGCTTCACATAACCTTTGTACTTTTCTTCGATGGCGCTTGCATATCTATTACCGACCTTTTGAAGCATGTTAACGTATGATTCAGCACCGTTTGCTACGTTGCTGATTTCCTCATCCGTTGAATCTTCTTTAAGGCTGCTTGACAAAACGTCAGCAAGCTCTTCAAGTTCGTTTGCCTTAAAACCCTTGCTCGCGTACAAGGTTTTCAAAACTTGGATTAACTTTTTCTTCATGTCTCATTTCATTTGTTTAATTACATCCACAAAATTAATTGAATTATTCAACACAACAAAATGAAACGATTAAAAATATCTATCCAATAAACACCCTTTTAAAATTCAACTCAAAAACACGAATCCCTTCCCCCTGGATATTCGGCGAGAAATTTGAAAAATTTCGAGCATCGACTAAATATATAGGGGTGATTTTTTGGTCTGCCTCACTAATATTACAATATATGGTTTATTAAGATAAGTAATATGAACCTGTGAATATTACTTAGATTAATAAATTATATATTGTAATATAGTGAGGCAGACCAAAAAATCCAAGGAATTTTCGAGATTTTTTTCGCGGTTTCTAAATGGCTGAGAATCAGAGACTTAATATAGAGAAATATGCACTTGCAATGCATTTGCAATGCACTTGCAATGCATTTGCATAAAACACCCCTTGATTATCAGCGAGTTACGCCAATAAAATTTTTGAGTAGTCAAAAAAACATGTATTCATGTGTATTTTCGCGCTGCGTGAATATGGAGCAGGCGAAAAATAATTGTACTTCCATCTAAAATATTAGCGAAAACATTTGGTATATATAAAAATTATATCTATCTTTGCAATATAAAAGAAAGGGAATTAACAACTAACCACCTAAAAATGAGAATTATGAAGTCAGTTTACGCAAGAGATATTAAAGCAATCACGAAGATGTTCAATCTTTCAGAAGATGAGAATTGGTTCTTGAAGAATTTATCAGATTCTATCAATAGCGAGAAATCAGAAATCTGCATGGATATTCAAGAAGTATTGCTATACGGCACAAGTATTGATGAAAAGGCAAATGCTGTTAAAGCTTTGTTGGTTTACTTTGGTGCAAAGGCGCAAAAAGAGAATGATTTGCGAAATAAATTTGACCAAACGACTTGGAAATTAGAAAAAATGCTCAAATGTGGCTCTTGGCAAATGAGGCAGTGGTTTAGGGCTATTGCAATAAATAAAGACCGATTCGGCAAATTCGTTGAATGCTCTGAAACATTTGGATTGAATTATTTGGAAATAGCATAAAGGTAACGCCCCGTCTAACCAACGGGGCAAACAAAACAATATTGAATTATGGAAGCAACAATAAATCAAATACAGGAAATAGTGTCAGTTCTGACATCAGACGAGCAGCAGCTACTAAAAGATACCATCAATTACGGAGCATGGGGCGATAGCGATTGGGAGTTTCTTGATGACAACGAGAAAGTGGAAACTGTTACAATGTATGGTTACTGCACCAATGACGCTAAGAGAGCTGGGCATTTCAGCGGAAGAAAGGTATCTTCCATGTTTCGTTCTATTTATAAGAAGTTATGCCCAGCAAATCACAATCAGATAGGCAGATACATTTCACATTGTAATGATTGGTGGGGTGACGGTAGTGGAGATATGCTCTTTATTAGAAAAGGCTACTATAATGCCTTTGAGGAATGGGCAAGTAATAAGTAAATAGACTAATAATGAGGATTTTGCTCAAAATAAACAATCAATGGAATACACAATAGAAGAAATACAAACAATGCTGAACATTGTTTCGGCTGTGGTTGCAAACAGCCATATCGAGCAATGTAGCGCTTTTGGCCAATTATATACTTCAACCGTTTACAATATTGGAGATTCCGATATAGCAACAATGAGGAAATGGATTGCATATTGGAAGCAAACAATAGACGCAATAAAACCGACTAAGAAATGAAGAATTGATAATAACAATGTAAAACATACAGATATGGCAAAATTAAAAATGATAATTCCCAAATGGAACATTGAAGAAGAAACAGGCTACAAACCTTTCACTACATTCTGGCAAGATTTCTCCATTGCTGACACATACGGCTTGCAAGCCATTCAAGACACGTTTAACCGTGCCTTTGATGAGTGGAAAGAAGATTACAAATACCTTACTGAACTTGTACTTGTTCTTAATCATAAGATTTACTACCATTATGTTGAGAATGGCACAGATGAAGAAAATGATAAAGCTTATCTTTACAATAAACTTTGGAATGAAGCCAACGACTACGCATTAGAAAACTTGCAAGGTGAGCAAGCTGATTACTTCTATCACATAACAGATTAAGCTAAGAGAAACAATGAATGATAAAGAAATAAAAGTGCTGCGTCACATTGTAGCTGAATTGCTTAATAATGTGCAATATACGGCAGAAGAAAAGGTTATTGTCGAAACAGAAGACGGAGGATATAGCATCTGCGGAACGCTACGAACTGCAAAATCCAAAATCTATAGCCTTAGTATGTCAGAGCTGAATGTAATGCGAAAATTCGTTGAACAATGAAAGTAAGACTTTTGAAGAAATTACGCATGCGAGCTTCTATCCTTCTTGAATTACACGACTATGGAGCGAAGTACTCCAAGATGGCAGGAAAGTGTAGATATGTACTCGTCAGAAAAGATAATAAAGAGTTCATGGCTAATGGCAATAACATAGGATATCTTCTAAATGAGGCAGATAGAATAAAGCGCAATTACATCCTTTCGGAGGTAGAGGCATACAGAAAGAAAAAGAGAAAATCAAGGCAGGAATACAAAATCATAAAATTGGAATAAAATAAATCGCAATTATGTTTGTGGTTAGAAGTAAAAGTAGTATCTTTGTGGTGCTAAAACTTTATTTGTTGAATGGAATCTTTAATTACATTAAAGAGTTACCATAGCCCCTTTCTGTCCTCATAGAGGATATATATAAGGCGGTATTGTACCCCCGTGGAATTGCTATAATGGCATTCCGAATCTACCATTCAACCAGTAGTTTTAGCAGCGGGAAAGGCAATACCGCTATTTTTATTGCCTAAAATGCAAAAAAAATTATCATTATGGTTGAAAATCAAAAAATCACAGTGATTGACAGTGAGGTTATCTGTAATCAACAAGTCAATGTCTATGGCACAAGGGAAAAGCCTTTGTTTTTGGCTAAAGATGTTGCAAATTGGCTTGGTCATTCAAATCCATCAAGGATGTTATCAAAGATTGATGAAGATGAGAAAATTACAATTTTTGTAAGCTCTGAATTGCAAAAAAAGGTTTCTAACTAATAGTTATAAACCTTCAGAATCAAGCACTTACGCAGGTGCTAACTACCTTTTCCTCACCGAATTTGGCGTTTACGAAGTCTTGATGCAATCGCGCTTGCCAAAAGCGAAGGAGTTCAAGAAGGGGGTGAAGGAAATCCTCAAACGAATTAGGCTCACAGGTAAATATGAAGCAGACACACATTCCGATGATGACCACTCCAGGGATTTAATAGAAGCCCTAAAGGAAAACAACGCGCTGCTGCGCCAAGCATTACAGACAAGCACTAATAATGTAAGGCAGCATGAGGCAAATAACCAATACTGCGATGATGCACCGAAAAACGGCCCTTTCTTCAATATAACAACGATAGCAAAGAAATTGAAGACCACGGCCCAGTACTTGAACAATATGTTGTCAAATAACGGATATATCGTCAATATTGATGGCTCTTGGTATCCTACAGAAAAACTAACAAACTTTCCAGTGGTGATGTACTGCAAAAGGACGTATCACGTTTTTGGCGAAGACATCAAGGCGTATGTCACATGGAATCATCTTGGATTCAATTTTATCAATAATCTCTTCCGCATAGAAAATGGCGACAAGACTTTATTTGAGGATGAAGAATCGCGACCTTTCTAAAATCCAAAATAAACAAATCCATCTTATTAATTAAACCACATAAAATTTCACAACAATGGCTGAATTTAACAACAAGAAAGCAAACGAGATTATGAACGGAGTTATCGATTTCAACACAAACGATTTCGCCCAGTGTCTTAACCAAATGGCTCTCGTAAGAGAAAACGTTTATCAGATTCTCAGTAAGACTTACCCCGAGGAGGAAGTTGAACACATGATGGATAATTTCAATTTTGATTACCACTTCGGCAAGTTGGTAGAATCGCTTGGCTCGCTTCAATGGGAGCAAGTTAAACACAAGACGTTAGTCGGGTAAGCAAAGAGAATGCGGCACGCTGGCGGATTGGCTGGCGTGTCGCATTGCTCTTAAAAATCAACAGGAAATAATGTTGGCTTCAGCATAATTTACTACATTTGCGATGTAATCATTAAGGATAACAATTAAATATGTATGTTATGGAAACGATTTTTGACCACAATATAACGGATGAGGAACGAAAAGCAATAATAGGGGATATGACGAAAGAAAGGTATCTCAAAGTAATAGATGAAGTTTCTTCAAATCTTCTTATTGCGAAATTATATCTTCTACGAGGTGATGAAAAGAAAAAGATGGAATATGTAAACAAATTACCTGTTCGCATGAAATATGATTTTTTGAGAATGTATGGGCCTTACGATTAGTTATAATTCATTAATAAAACATTCTGGATTTATATCAATTAATTGTATTAATCTGTCGAAGTTTTTTCCATCTGTTTTATTTTTGAATATCCGCTCAAATGAAACATCTAAGAAATCATCATAGTAGGTATCATCTAACATCTTGCCTATCTTCTTAGTTGCAACACCTTGGCCAATGCCAAAATGCTTGAGCAAAGTTTGGAAATTGACGGAATTGTTGTAATAGCCAATTCCGTTTTTTCTTATCTCCTTATGATGCGTAGCCCTTCCTCCAAATTTTGCAACAAACTGAGGGTAGGTCTGTCGTGCATAAAACTCATTTAATGTCTCCATCAACGGAACAGCACTACTAACCCTACCATTTCTCCATGCCTTTGAATGGCAATGCAAAAATTCATGCCAAACGGTATCCATTGCGGTTTCCTGCATTAAAGTCATTTCTTTGTTATTCGCAATAGAGTGAAATGCTCCCTTCAACTCCTTCATCATATTAAAACCGTTTATTTCCTTATTTGAGAAATAGAACTTAAAGCCATTGCGCAATCTCTCAGTTCCAGCCACTTTATCGCAGCTAAAGACAATGTCCCTTATCGGTTTTGGAAAGAAAGTACTATTATTGTCAATGAACGAATACAAGACTTTTTTGACTTGCTCGTCCGTCATCATTCCTTTTGGCAGCACGCTGGCATCAATCTTAACGAGATTGCTTGAAAGGCTATAGTCTATCTGTTGAGCAAAATTTTCACCAAGCCGCATGCCTGAAAACCTTTCAACTTGCGCCCTGTTTTCACGAACAAAATAAGGCAGCTTATTACGTTTGGCTGCATCAAAAAGTTTTTCTTTGTTAGACTTGCACCAGTCCTTGAATACTTTCGGATAATCTTTCACACGGTTTGGTGAAACATACCTGTTGTATTCAGCATCCGACATCGCGCGTAGCTTTTTCCACTCTTCACTATTTCTATCCATCAATATAGAGGACATAGAACAACGGCAGCGCGGATGCCAGCCAGTGAAAACAAAATCAGAAGGGTAATCGCCTTGAAGCTCGTCACATATATCTGTCAACGGATGGTTCTTCGATAAACGAATACGGATGCCAAGAACAAATGGCTCTTCGCTCCAACGCTTACAATTCGCATAATTGTAAGCCATGTTTATTTCTGTCATCGCAAGGCGCAAACCGTTTTGACGTGCTGAGCGATAAACGCCGCGACCCACCTTTTCCAAATCTTCCTTGACAAACCTCACCTTTCCATCTTGACCTATTACCCTCCTGCGCCATTCAACGACATCTCTCTTCGTGCCATCGCTCATTAGCTTTTTTAGGTGATAACGGCGATACATCATGTTTGGGTTATTTAGCTTGTCACGTACAGCACGGCCTAACTGCTCAGCAGAATTTCCATTCTTTAGAGCATCCTCGATAGATTGCGACATCGCCAACTCAAACTCTGCCTTAGTTTGTTGAGTGTAATTCCAAACTTTGGTGGATAGGTCAAGCCCACCCATATTATGTAACCGCTGCTCACGGAAGGCTTCGGCTGTCGTTTTACGCCAAGATTTCACATCATCTTCATCGAAACGTGTCATTCCATTAAACGCCATCTGTGAATTGTTTGATGATAACAATATAGCCTGCGTGATTCCAGCTTGAATTGTGGCGGTCATTTGAGCGAAATACTCATTTAGCAACCGGTCAATTTTTTCTTTTGCTGCTCTTGGGCAATGCTTCGCAATAGAGAATAACTCATCAGGGGAAACGTTTTTTGGCGCTTCCCCAGTTGCGGCGATAAGTTCACGAACCAGCGTTTCATATTGCCTTCTTAGCTTATCGTCTGCCTTCAATAATAACTTGGTGATATTCTCCTCCTGGCTCATTACTCTTTGCTGTCTTGCTCCTTATTTTCATCAACGATTAATCCAGACAGCATTTCTTTTACTTGCTCGCCCGTCCAAGGTAAATCGTAATATTGTGAATCATTTCCTGCCATAGCTTTTATAAGTATTGGTTTTTTGTCTTTTGTTCTTATGATTTTCTTTTCTGACGTTCTGAGATACAGATAACCTTTTGGCGGTCTTTGTGGCTTTTCTGTAGGAATCTTGCAAATTGGTCTGATTGAAACGCAATTTAAGCCGTCCAGCCTCACAACCTCTACCAAAGGTGGGTCTGTCGCGCGTCTTACCTTAACATTTATACAAGCCATAATTTATTTGCATATAACTACATCTGTCGTTAATGTAACAATCTCTTTTCTGAATCCGTCATCGCAGTCTTCATCTGGAATCTCCGCGGTGATACGGCATTGCAACGGGCCAACGCCAAGTTCATAGCTATTGAATGAGGCAACATAATTGCCTGAATCAATACGTATCATTTCTTTCTTCTTAATAGTCAAGGAGCGATTGGAGTAGACGAAAAAATCAACCTTGAAATCATAGTCATCCATAGAGTACCCTCCGCAGGCATCAATATGAATGTTCATTTTTAAATCTGTGCCTAAAGATGGCTGCAACAAATCTTTCATATCACTTTGAAATTATGCCTGCTGCGTCTAACTTATCAACAAGCGTTTTGAGAATTAAACGTAATCTATTAAGATAATTATCAACGTCTCTGAGTTCACTTGATTCTGGCGTTGTTTTAAGCGTCTCGTAGTCAGAGCCAAGATTAAGAACTGCCCTTTGCGGCATCTGCATAAAAGTCCATGAAGACCAAACGCCATTTTCATTCCTTGACCTGTATGCCTCAGAATAAATTGTTGATGAATTGGCAAACCCTGCTGCCGTTGATGCTTTGATTATGCCTCCTCGGATAACCTGTAAGACAACGCCTTTCGCCATCCACATAGGGTAGTTTGTTCCTGTTATCAATCGTCCGTTGATGGTCAATTTGAAATGCCCTAAGTACTTTGTGTTGGTATAGTCAAGAGCATTCAAACCAGTAACGGCCTCGCTCTCGCTATTGTAATCTGCAATTTTGATAAATGGGTCATAGTAGGCATCAGAATCAGCGCTAATGCCTCTAATTTGCTCGTGCAGGAGTTTTTGAGCCTCCGTGAGTGCTGATTGCGTTGCTTTGTTTGGGATGTCCGCTAAGAGCTTGTTTATGTCTTCTGCGGTATAGTTTATTTTAGCTTCTGCCATTTTTATTCTCCTTTCTTAGTTTATGTTCTATGTCTGCCAATCGCGAATAAATTCCGCTTACTCCGCACATTATCTGCGGCGTGTCGTATGGAATATCACTTTTTAGCTCAAAACCTATAATTCTGCTCTCTCTTGCACTTTTTGCAACCTCGGTAAAATCCAACGAGACAAGTATCTTGCCTCCTTTGTCTGTTAATGTATTTCCATCTGCATCAATCAGCGTGCAATTTGTCATTTCAGAGCCTGTAATGGCTGGGTCTTTTATACTGACCCTTTTCCCTTTCTTCATTAAGTTGGCCATATTCTCAAAAGCGAAATTTGAAGCAAAACTTATGGTGTAAGTCCTGTCGTCAATTCTTGCTTTCTTTAGGTATTCCTCGGCTTTGGCTTTCAATTTCTTTTCTGCCGCCTCGACAACGCCTGTTGCTGCCATAGCTCTTAGGTCAATTCCATACAACAAGACTGAATCTCCTACCTTTGGGCATAGCGTTTCGTTTGGGAAATCACTGCCGTATGTCGTGTTTCTTACAATTTCAAACCATTGGCTCTTGCTGTCATTCATGGAATAACCATCGGGGTTGAATCTTACCTCAAAATCCATTCCTGCCAGCTTGCTGGTGCTGCTTGTGTTTTCGTTATCCGTCAAAAACGAAATAGTCAGAGTTGAGCCATCCTTGGCCAAGTAGTCATCACAGAAGTAAAAAACACGCCCTTGTTTATCGCTCAGTTGAACGCGAAATTGCTTCCAGTGCTTTTCTGTTTTCTCTCCGTCTGAATGTTCTTCAATATCATATCTATCTCTCGTCTCGATGGCTGAGATATGAAGTTCTTCGTTTGGGAATATGTCATCAAAGATTTTTATTTCTTCAATGTGCTGCCACTCATTTAGGCCGCTCACCTCAACGCAATTCAGTCCATTTGGCAACATTAAACGTTTGTCAGTGATATTGTTGAGCATTTCCATTCCATCTGCTGTTGTCGGCGTGTCTTCCTTATATTCATTCAAAAACCACGCAATAGGCAGTTTGTATTCAAGCAAGCCAATCAACACAAACGCTCTGTTAAGCAAATTCGCCTTAACTTCTGCCTCAGTCGAACCGTACCTTGCTGTTCCGTCTGCTTTTGTCTTTGGACGTATAACAAACCAGCCTTCTGACATTTTGAAGATTTGCTTATCTTCAACAGCGCTCCCACCTATTGAGGGATTAATATAAACATCGTTTGTTGTTGTATTGCCCGGCACATTAATCGTTACCCTTGGATGCTGCTTGCTCGTCCAGTCTGTCACAGGAGCTTTGTACGTGGTTTTGACCAACCCTTGTGATAAGATATAGTACTCATGATTGCTGATGCCTCCATATACTTCAAAACGCAATTCTGCAACACGTGAACCTTGCAGTTGATAATCTGTCGTTTCGTTAAACGTGAGAACTCCGTTATCTGGAACACTGCCTTGCTTGATGATGTAGGTTATCTCGTCTTTTGAGCCGCTTGTCGTTATTCCTGTAACAACATACAATTTGTAATGGAGGACATTGCTGCCTATTGATTGTTGTTGCCCTGTCTGAGTGTTCTTTGCCTTTATTGTCACCTGCCAGGATCTAACATCAATTTTCTTGTAAGCTTCAAGATTTCTTGTTTCAAGGAGTTTAGAAAATCTTTTTGGCGATGATTCGGTTGCTGCGTTATCTACTTTGCTCGAAATGTCAAACGAGTAACTATCAGCGCCAGCATCTATAAGGGCAGATGAAAAATAGCTCTCGGATAATTTATGTGAAGCATCTTTTATAGCGATGTATGGATTTCCGCTATTATTATCGTCATAAATAGCGACATCTGTTATCTTGAAATCTAACTTTTTCCTGTAGTTCTCTGGTATGTTCTTCGTTGAACCAAACGGGAAAACTCTTGTAATATAGCTGCCTTTGCTTTGGTCAACGCTCCAGCTTGCAACATTGTCATCTAATGACGCATTAATAAAAGAATCTTCATCTTTCTCACAATAGCCAAGGTGGATAATATTGCCTTCCATCCACCACTCGCACTCCCATTCCTCAGCAATTTTGTCAAGGGCTTGCAGAATGTTCGTGTTTGAATATTGAATGAGTTTTACTGATTTTTCTACTGCTCCGCTTCTCTGGAAAAGGCTGCTCCCATCATAATGTATGATGTATTCATATTCTTTTCCGTTGCCATTACAGATATTCAAGCCAAGGTGCTTCAATGTCGCCAGCACCAAATCTAAATGATGGTCAATTGTTTCAGTCAAGGAAAACTCGCCCTCAGCGTGTGAAGCAATGAACCGCAGAACTTTGTTTCCCCACAATTTATACTCGGCTTCAAATTTTAGTTCATATTCCCATGCTCCGTTATTGCCTGAATATGAAGGAAAGACAGGAGAGGTGATGTAGTACCTTTGTAGCTCACCCCATTGCCCTTGCTCGTCTGTGAAATAATCGCCTATCTGAAATGGTATCGCGTTTGGTAACTTAATTCTGAAAGTTATATAATCATCCCCTTGTAGCTGCCAGCGCCTCACTCCTCCTTCATATATAGGCAAATTGGGGTAAACGACTTCTTCGCCGCTTACCCCTTTCCTGTATATCGTCACGTTTTCCAACATCTTATTCATTTTCTTGGTTGCTTGGATTTGGCTCTTTAAACTTATACCCAGCTACAATAATATTGCTACTTGGGTACACCTCCAGCGATGTTTGCTCTACAAACAGAAGACGGAAAGTTTTGCCAAGTGCCTCAATTGCAAATTTAATCAAATCTCTTGATATTATTGTATTGAATTGTCTATAATTAGATATAGTCCTTTTGTAAGATGAAGATTTAAACACAAATGATAAATTGACTTCTCTGTCTTCCACGCGCCTTCTGCTTCCAAACGTCAAGACGGTTACATCAACGCCATCTTTCAACCGTGATTTATTTTCTATCACGGCCTTTGTTTTTGGCAATGACATCAACTCCTTATATCCGCCTTTCACCAACTTTGCGCCATAAGTCTTAAAAATATCTTCTCCATTAATCTTTGCTGCCATCTTTAAAGCCTCCTTGTATTTCTTTCGATTTGGTTTAGTCGTTCGTTCATTTGGTATAACTCGTTCGTGTTTTTGGCTATCGTTGCCAAATGACTTGCTGAGGTTCGTTGTATTTCAAGAATCTCTGCGGTGGATGTCTCTGCTTGCGCAAAATGCGTCTTTAGATTATCCAAAATGCTTTGATTTGAAATTTGAATTGCTGCAAACCTACCGTTCAGTTCATCGCCTTTGTCTGCTGACATAGCTGTGAATGATGTTGTTTGGCTTCCACTCGAAGAACCACTCTTGCTCCATCCATAGATGTCTTGAAGATTCTTCGCTTCATTACGAGCTTTCTCAACAATCTGCATATAGCTTTCTTGCAATTTGCTCACCTCACCAACAGAGATGTTTCCATCTTCATTGGATTTGGCAAATTCATCATACCATTCTTCAAGCATATCTTTGTATTTCTCGCCAAGTTTTGTTTGAATTACTGCATTTTTGAGATAGTTGGTGAAGTTATCAGCAAAATCTCTTGTACTGCTATCCATATTGGAAATTAGCTTGGTGAAGTCATTGTAAACGCTGTCAAATGAGGTGGCGGTTAATTGCTGTTGCAATTTGTCAAGAGTGTCTTCTGCGGTATCTCCAAGACTGATAATCTTGTTGTAATAGTCGCGTGTCTCAGTATCTAATTTTGACCAAAAATCTGCATCTGCCATCTTCACCTTTTCTAACTCTTCGGCAGTAAGGCTCTGCAAATCTTGAACTGAGCTAATCGTTTTGCCAACGGCCCTTGATACATTCGTCCAATTATCCTGCGTCATCCAAGAGTTTTGTCTGTAATTGATAGAGTGGCTTCCTGCACTTGCGCCGCTCTCTCCGCGCACCTTAATAAGATTGCGCAAAGCCTGCTCGTCAGCCTTAACTATTGACATAACATCGTCATAGGCGTTTTTCGCTTCCATCCCATACGACAAATTAATGTACTCTGTCTTCTTGCTAATCAGCTCATCCCAGATGGATGATATTTTTTGGTATTCTGCTTTTAATTTATTATAGCTTGAATAATCCGCGCCAAAGCCAAGCATCTTTCCAATACCTTCAAATGTATGTGCAACTCCAGTGATTGTGCCAGCAACAGCACTGACGGCCAATGCAACATCATTGATTGGATTCGTGAGGCTGAGAATATCACCCAAATTTGTAATATCAATATCTTTGAATGATTCGGCAAATTCTGACAAGCCCTTTGTAAATTCTTCAAATCCTTCATTGAATGAATCTGAATATTTCACACCGAATGCACCAAGCATATTTTTAACGCTCTTGAATGCTTTAGCAACACCGCTGATGGTTGCAGAAACACGAGCCTGCGCCTCTGCTGCCGCATATTGTGCCTTAATGTATTCCTTAGTTGATTCAGTTGCTTCTTTTAAAGCATCACCGAAGGATTTGTTGTAAGAGTTTTTTTGCTCTTTTAATTCCTCCTGTTGCTTGACATCACCTTTGGCAACTGCCTCTTGGTAAGCCTTATAGATATTCTTTCCGTTAACGGTGAAGCCTTCTAACGTTGCTTGCCTTGCATATTTGGTGGCCCTTGCATCAGAAAGTTTTCTTAATGATGCTCCAAATGTATCATATTGCGACCTTGCCGACTGAACTTCTTTTAATTTCTCTGTTATCTCCTTAATGCTTTCAACGCTAAGATTTTTTCCGTTTTTGATGATGGATTGCAATTTTGTTTCCAACTCATCCAGCATTGTTTTTGTCATCTTTGAAAGGTCGCCAAAGACGGCCTCCCAGTCAAGATTTTTCTTCATCTGGTCGAAAGTCAGCTCCTGCAACGATTTCTCGTATTCTTTTTTACTTTTCTTGTAGATAGGAGAATTTTGGTCAAGGCCGGCAGATTCCATCGCAAATTTGTCTTCTAAAGCCTTCCGCTTTTCCAAGAATGTGCCATAGGAGGATAGATAATCATTCCATTCCTGCCTGTAGCTCTCTGTGTCTGAGAGCTGACGTCTGGCATCATCCAAGGATTTTTGGATTTCTGTCTTACGCTCGCCTTCCGCTGTCTTTAATTGCTTTTCTAAAAACTCTATATCGTTTTTTAGCTCCTTGATTTTGCTCGCCCTATCTCTTTGCGTTTTGTAATATTTGTCAAGAATCTTATTAACAGCATCCTCTTCGCTTTTTGCAGCATTGGCAGATATTGCTTTCGCCATAGCTTCATAGTCAATTCTTATTTTTGGCTGAGTTTTCAATACATATTCTTCCCATTGTTTAAGATTCCACTTCCCCATGTCTGTCTTTTCCCATGTGGCTTCATTGTTTGAGTTGCTCGCATTTATATGTTTGAACTTCGCCAGCTCTCTTGCTTTTTTAGCAATATCTTGTAACCATTTGTCGTTTTCTGCCATTTGCTGGTCTCGCTGACGTTTAATGCTATCCAGCTCTTTTTCTCCTTCATTTGTGATGAGTTTGTTTCTTAGACTATAGATTTCTTTTAGTCTATCGTTGTGCTTCCGCTCAACTTCTTCAAGGTATTCGTTGATTTTTTTGCGAATTTCAGCTTGGCGTTCCGCTTGGCTTTTCCCTGTTTCGTCTGCTACTAAGTGTTCTTTTATACCTGCTTTCTTTAAAATCTCTTCGTATTCTTTTTGCTCTATTTCGGATTGTTTAGTCATATATTCGTATTCATGCAACGCAGCATCTCTTTTCGCGTATGCGTTGTTGATGAATTTTTTTTGTTCGTCTGCATCTATAATTAATTTCCCTTCCTCATCACGCATCATTCCAAAATATCCAGTTCCCATCGTTCTAAAGTCGTTTTCATATTGGTCAGTGAACATTTTGTTCTTCATATATTCTCCATATGAATCCGCTGCAACATTCGCCAAAGCTGTAGCTTTAGCCCTTGAAAGCATTGCTTTTTTAAAAGCTTCGGTTTGTTTGATAAATAAATTCTCGGCATCTGCGCTATTTTTTATTGATACGCCCCAGCTTTCAAAAGTGCTTTTGTTTTTCTTTATAAACCTATCTACAGATTCGCCTTTTTGTTTGACGTTTGAGTATTCTTTACTTAGCTTGTTAAATTGACTTATCTGCTTGCCAAGTGTTTTCATTTCGCTATCGTAACTTTGATTTAGCTTTTTGTGGGATTCATCTAACTCTTCAGCATATAATTTTTGTCTTTTTTCTTCATCTGTTAATTCGGTCATCTTGTTGTAAATATATGTAGCCGCACCAACGACAGCGCTAATTGCGGCCAACACCCAACCGATTACAGGAATTGACTTGATGGCGAGTTTGACAGCCTTCAATGCGGTAACAAAACCCCATGTTGCGCCAGTCTGAGCAACAGTTGCGGCCGTCTCAACAGATTGAGCCGTAGTTTGCGCGGCAGTCGCGGCGGTATTCTTGGCCAGTTCTGCATTAACGGCAGCTAAAGCGGATGCCTTTAAAGCATCCCACATCGTTGAAATCTTGACGGCAGCACCTAACGTTTGCTGAACACCCATAGAAATACTCATTACGGCCTGTAGCTTCGTTTGTATCTCCATGAGTTTCTTTTGGTCTTTTGTAAATAATCCAGCAACGCCCATGTACGTTGTCATCGCTCCTGTCACGCCTTGAATGCCTGTGGCAAGCATACCAAAGGAGTTTGATGCAAGGCTTTTTCCAGAAACGGCAAAACTAACCTTGTTGAAGGCTGCTTGCAATTTGTTAGCTTCGTTGACAGCCCTTCCAAATTCAGCCGTGTTTTGTTTTCCCGACAAAAGAAGTTCTGCAACTGCCTGCCTTGCGTTACGCAATTGTGTGCGTAGGGCGGTCGTCTTGGATGATGCGTTGTCTGCTTCGTTTGCAAACTGAGCCATCCGTTGTTTGCTTTGCTCCAAATTTGCACTTGTTTCTGCAATCGCATTACTTATGTTTTTTATTTTATCCCTCGTTTCAACAAGGTCTTCCGAATTGTACTCCAGCCTTCTTTCTTTTGACTGCTGACCTGCTGCGGTTGATGGCTTAGTATCTTCAATTCTTGAACGCGCCTTTTTGAGACGTTCCTCTTTTTCATAGAGTGATTCTAATTGAGTATTCAGTCGTTTAAGAATTGATTCGTATGCCTTGACATCTTCCTGCGCTTCCTTAAAAGCGGAAGATGCCCCTGCCTTGGTTGTGGCATTTCCAAGATTATCAAATTCTGTTTTCGTTCGTTGTGCGGCCTCGCCTTGCGTGTTAAGCCCTCTTGTTACCTCCTCCAGCTTCGCCTTTAGTTCCGTATTCTTGCTTAGGAGTGAGTTTACTTGCTCTTGCAATTCGTTAAATTGCCCACTGGTATTCCCGACACCAATAGATGAAGAAAGAGCACTCAACTTTTGGCCGCTTGCATCAATAACGGCAGCAAGTTCTTCAACGACTTTCTTCACAAATTGAAAGCCATCGGCCATTTCGTTTGTCGCCTTTTCGGATGCAGATTGCATTTCACGAATTTTGGCGACAAATTCATTCGCTCCCGTCTCTATATCTTTTCCGTTGATTACCGCTGATACGCTAAGTACGTCATTATTTTCTGCCATTGTTTTAGTTCATTAAATTCATGAAAAAATTATTGCAATTGTCCTTGATTTGGCTTGCCGTCTGCAAGACTTTCCTTCCTCCTTTGCTTGTAGGTTGGTTCTTGCAAGGACTTTCGCCTTCTTCTTCATCAAATGGTTTTATACCTGGAATCGCCCTGTTGAGTAAAAGAATGTTGATGTAGCTTCGCTTGAAAACAACCTCATTGTACGACATTCTAAAATACTTCATCACTCCTCCAATCAATCCCCACGGGCTATCGCTTCTTTCGTATTCGTTGTCGTCTGACTGCACCCTTTTAGGAAAGTTATACTTTGCAAAAAAAAACTTGCATCAAACGAGAGTGAAGCATATTGCAACAGCTCATTGTATTTCTTCATTGTCATGCGTTTGCGGATGAATCTTCCAAATATCTTTCTCATCAGTCTGGAACGGAAAACTATAATTGGTGTGATTTCGTTTGCGTTTTTTACATCCTTGAACATTGAGAAAACTTTCTGATATGGATTAAATTCTCCTTCAATATTTATTTCTTCAATATCACCAATCTTTTCACCGATTTGCCATATCTGCGCCAAAGTCATTGGTCTAACCAAAAATGGAATCATACCGATAAAAACAAAAATTGGTTTCTCTGTTATTGCGCCGGCTGTGCTTTTTCCTTCGTTGTTATTCATAACTGCCAAATGTATTTTGTTTGTTTTCTTCTATATTTTCTTGCTTGATTTGCTTCAAGATTTCTTCTGGATTTGAAACAAGCGGATTTTGTCTTATACCTTCCTCCTGCGACATTGTTGCCTTCCCTCCTGTAGAGCTGTTTATTAATTGCAATGTCTCGGCGTCATTCTTTGGAATATACGGCGTAAATCTCGGCTTCACTCTCAACGTGTCAACCTCATTCTTTGGCATCGCTTTTATGCTCGTTGAATATCCGTTTTTAATAATGTTGAAGCGCCTTGTAAACATCTCACCGAAGGTTTCAATTTTCTGCCCAGCCTTTAAATGAGGGTCGGTAAACATCAGTCTGATTGCTGCGCCACTGGTATTGTTGCCAAGTGTTTTCATGTTCTCAAAGGAGATGTCGGGGGTTTGGGTATAGCTGAAAATAATGTTTGTCAAATTGGCTATTTCCATTCTTCTACTCTCTGGGGCGCTGTCCCAGGAAACAACCTTCATATCTGTTTCATTGTCTCCTTGGTAAACTCGTCCGACTTCTCCCTTGTCGGCAAATCCCTTCATTCGTCCTTTGAAGAAATATGTCGGTGATCCAAAATAGTCGTTTGTGTCGCCCCAGTCCGAAATACTATTTTCTAATCGTTCAATGGTTTTTTGAACTACCTCCCATTCTGTTTCCTCCTGTCTATAATAGACAAGAGGGATTTTTGTAAATCCATGAGGCTTTGCGCTGCGCAATGTTAATCCCGATTCGCTTTCATCGCTTGCAAATTTGTAAACCGTGGATGAAGTGTAAACGTCAAAGCAATGCGTCTGCGCTCCTGTTTCATCTTTAAGGACATATTCACGTGCAAATCCGTCCATCTTGTCGTAGTTGTCGTAATGAGGGTACAATTTATCACCATACAACGGAGAAAGCAATTTCACGCGCATTTCCTTTTCGTTGTCTTCGTTTGTGGCAATATACCAAAGCTCAGCGCATTCACAAGCACGAAACAAGCACCTCGACAATTTCTTGTTGAAATACTCTTCTTTGTTATCTTCAAGGATATTCAATACCTCGTCAAATAATTTTGCTTGCATTTCATCGGCTTCACCCTTAATGCTATATGTTACGGGAATCGTGAAAAGAAAGCCCACACTTCTTTCTATTATCACTCTTTGACAAGGAACAGCAACACGGCAACGGTGTCTCACTTCGCTTTTATAGACGATATTGCCATTTTCGTCTTTCTTATTTGTCGGAGTTTTAACTATTTTGTCTTTTCGGTATTGCGTGTCAAAAATCAAATGACATTTAGGGTTATACTCTCTTTCTGTAACCTCCAGCGGTTTTTCAAGTGGTTTCTTTCTCGCTGTCAGCAGAGAATAAATCTGGTAAGGGTCTCCGACTGATAAAATTTCTTGTATGGTCTTCATTTTTATATGATATTTAAAAAGTCCTGGGCATTAAATGAATTTTCGTCTTTTCCTAATAGCTTTTCAAGAACAACATAACGGACGGCATCTATACCGTGGTTGAATGAATCTATTGGCTCATTAAGCCATTTCCCATCTTTATTCTGCCTGTATGTATAATTCTTAAACTCCTTCTTTAGATTAACGCTGCGGTTTGTGACAAAAATCTTCATGGTTTGCATCTTGTTTATACCAGCAATAATTGAACCAGCATATTTTCTTACAGGTTTTACATCAAGCCCAGCGTTATTTAATTCGTCTATTAGTCTCGGGTCTGCACTTTCAGATATTATTTCAACATTCGACCTGTCACGATTATTGGCGTTCTTGATTTCCTTGATTATGTCTGACGACAGCATCTTTGTCTTATAGCAAATCTCATCCAACCATAGCTCATCGCCACAAATGTACACGTCTATAATCGCCGTTGGGTCGTTCGTGTAACCGAAGTCCATTCCCCGATAATGGTGCTTTCTTTTATCAAACGGTATGTAATCATGCTTTAGTTCTTTTACGTTTTCAAAAATCAAGCCTTCAACTATCGCTTGCAAGCCTAAACCATAGATTCTCCAAAGTGAAGGGTTCTTGTCTTTTAGGCTCTCAATCTCCTTGATAACCTTCTCCTCCAGAAATGGATTATCTTTATATGTTGAAATAAACCAATATGTCGATGGCTCTTGGTTAATTTCGCAAATCCAATGGTCATCTGTAAATGAGGGATTGTAGTCAATAATTGAAAAATCAGTGGTTCTCATTTGAAGCTGCTGCCATTGCAAGAAATCTAATTCATTTGCTTCATTGACGAAAAGAATCATTCTCTTTGAACCTCTAATTTTTTGCTCGTTATCTGTTGAAAAAAATTCTATCGTTGAGCCATTTGTAAACGTGTAAACCAAATCCGACTTGTTCATCTGTTTGTCGTTCCAAATGTTCAACGATAGCATTATTTCTTTGAAATCTCTGTAGACAGAACGTTTTAATGACGGAAGGCCAGCGCGAACAATTGAAACGGTTGTTCTTGGATGCAACGAACAATAAATGCAGAGATATTGAACAATGGAATAAGTTTTTGCTGAACGTGAAGAACCTTGCAGAGAGACAGTTGTAAATCCCTGCTCTTTTGCGAATTTCACTCTCGCATAGTTCTTTGTTACATAAACATTATTACTCATCGTAGCCAGTATCTTGCTCTTGTTGCTCTTTTTCTTTTCGCTCCTTCTCCGATTGCACTTCTTCTTGAATCTTTTTGAAGTCATCAGGGTTAGAAACGAAATTCAAAACAAACGCCTCCTTGTTTATGTCTGAGCCATTTGTCGTTATGTCAATTTGTTTCTTACTTTCGCCGAATTGTCTGTCTCTTAGCTTGTCAATAGTTTTGGTTACTCCGTTCTTTATATCCGATATGATGGCGATTGCTAAATTTCTCGGATACATTGGCGCGTCCTCCCATTTTGCCAATTTGCTTAACTGAGGCGCTGCCAGTGATAAAACGGCCTTTTCCCATTCGTCTATTTCTATATTTGACAGGTTAAAAAATTTCCTCGCCTTCACCTTTGAGCCAAATATATTTTCAAGCTGTTTTGGAACTCTGTTTGGTGGTCTCCCCTTCGGATTTCCGCTCTGTCCTTTTTTAAACTGATATTTCTCTATGTCTTTTGCTGCCATTTTTTTGTGCGTTCGTGCTGAAAATTTTAATTTTTCGTGCTGTTTTGTTTGTTAGCGAAAAGTGTCTTTGGCTTAGGCGTTTTGTTTGAAATCTTCTGCTTCTTCTTCACATAGAGGTTTATTTTTTTCACGATAATACAATGAGGGATTATCAAGTACGCTGTCAAATATACACATTCCCTGTTCTTTTGCCTTGATTTCCTCTTTGAGTTTATCAAGTTCCTCACATGTGAGTTGGCTTTCGGTCAAACCGTAATCATCCAACATTTGCTTTATTTTATCTTCCATGTTGCAAAGTTATATAATTAGTTATTCTTTTTACTATAATCCCAACCGTATTTCTTGGCAAGTATTTTCATAACCTTGTGAGAATGTGTTACTTCTGCTCTTGCAATGCTACTTTCATTCCATTTTGTTTGGTCGAGGTATTTGTACATTTGTTTTGTTACTTTCATATTCGCATACTCAAATGCCCTTGTTGCTTTATCTGCCGACACACCCCAACCTCCCTTTGGGCGTTTTATCGAAAATGTATATGTTGGGGTTACTGCTCGCATTTCTTTTGCATTTACCATAATGGCAGACCTTATATCAACACTTGAAAACGAGCCGCCAATACGTCTAATACCTCTTTCGCCAAGTGAATGAGGGTGATTGTGGGTTAATATACTATTTTTTGGTATCTTTTTAGGGTCAGAATACACCTGTGCGCCCTTGCCACCTATTGAAGAAACAATATCGCCCTTGGAATTGAAGACGTGCAATGTTTCGTCTTTGTTGCGTCTGTATTTCTGCTCCATGCCGACAATGTTCTTTACCATCTTTGCAGTATATCCTTTTTCGGTTGCTCCCTTGGAGCCGCCAGAACTTCCACCCTTACCACTTGATGTTATGCCTCCGCTGTTCCTACCCATTGTTAATTTTTTTTCAAGTGTTTAACAATTTGAGGTACAAGCATACGCTTGGCACGTTGCACCGCATAACTTTCGACAATATCAGAAGCAAGCCCGCCTTGATGCAACAGGCGTTCTTTATACCGTCCGAGTATAACGCTGTTAACCGACCGCCTTACATAGTCCACGAACTCCTTTTTTTTGCCTTGCTCTCTGTTCGCTTTGAAATGTTCAACCACTCGTTTCAAAGCTGAAATTTCTTTCGTGTCATGCTTTGTAACTTTAGCTAATTGGGAGCGAAATTCGCTAAGTGTATTTGATACTTTGTCATTGTATTCCCGTAATAAACTGCTAATAGGGTTTTCAAACATCTTGATTGCTTTAGGGTGCAATCCGAGCTGCCCAATAGTCAAATCACCTTTATCTGTATTGCTTTTCAGTAATCCGTTTGCATTTCTACCCATAACTTACTTCTTTTTAGCGTTGATAAAATCAGTAATATATAGCAAACCGTGCTTTCGGCAAAAGTCTTGCACTTCTTCACCGCCACCATATACAACCAAGTTTGGGCGTTCAAGCCCGCTTATCTCCTGTGCTACTTGTAGGTCAGACTTCAAGCTCTCCATCCAACCATCCAAACCACGGGTAAAGAAAGCATTGTACCCCTTGGGAATACCCATTTTGTTGTATTCTATAAACTTGTGGCTCACGTTAAGGTCTGCATACACCTTTATTCCGCACTCTTGGAAATAGCGAGAAAGCCAGCGTTTCTTGTAAATGAGTTGAAGCCCCCATGCAATAGGGGTTTGGTCGTGACAACTACAATTTGGCTCTACGACAGCCCTACATCCGCTTGTAAGCAATTTTATTGGGTCTTTGAATAATGCTTCAAATCTATAATCGTCAACATAGAAGTGATATGTGACAACGTCCTTTCTCAGTCTGCTGTTTGCACCCCAAGGCGATAATGGCAATTCCAATTTTCCTGCTTGCATTTCCTTCAGCAAGTTTGGTATTTCAAAATCATTATCACTTTCGTAGAGTACGTCTTTAAACATAGAGCGATAGAAGTTTTCTTTTTCTTCTTCGCTATTGTTTTCAACATCACTGCCTTCGGCCTCATTCCCTTGGTTTGAAATATCCTCCACTTCTTTTAATTGACTGACTTTCTCCTTTGGAAATTCAATCCCAATGAAATCGAAATCTACATCTTTGAAGGCATCATCTATCTTCAAGGCATCAAAATCCCACTCGCCATTTTCCTTGTTGTCTCGCAATATTAATTCGTTCTCTTCATCCTTACTTAAATCACGATATAAGATAGTAGGAAGTTCATTGATTTTCAATTTTCGCGCAGCCTTCAATCGCTGATTGCCACACAAAACAATCAATCGGCCATCCTTCTCAGTAAGAGCCAATGGTCTATGTTCCCAGAAACCATTTATGGTAATGGAATCAACCAACCTCTCCATCTCTTCCTTCTTAATTTTTCGCGGATTATTAGGAAGTGGATGTAAGTCAGCCACCTTTCTATATGTGATTTCTTTTTCTGCTTTCATTTACATGGATGTTAAAATGGAAGTTCACCGCCCATCTTTTTGTTTTGCTTTTCGATAAAGTCTTTTGTCTTTTGATTCGCCCTCTTCATACGTTTGCCCCTTTCCTTGGCAGGCGTATTACCCTTTATCTTCGTTTTGTCTTTTTTCTTTTCACTACCACTTGCCATAAGCCTATTTGCTAATTACGTCCCACAATTTATTTCCTCTGATTGGTTTTCTAATCGTTGAGTATTCATCAATAATTTTGCTGTAAAAGTCATCGTAGAAATCATATAACTGCTCATTTTCTTCAATTGTAATTTGTTCCACATTAGCTGAGGAACGCAGATTAGCACTTCCATGAATTACGATTTTTCTTCCATCTTCTGTCAGGATCTGACAAGTCTTTGTGTGAACGCCAGCAACAGCAAGCTGAAATTTATTATCTATATCAAGATTGCTATAAATGTAGGGAATCAAAACACGTATTTCGTTTGAGTAGAAATATGCACTAACAATCAAAGATAAGTCTTCAATCCATCCATATTCCAGGAGATTCTTAAAACTGTCAATATTATTTTGACTTAATGACAAGGTGGAAACAACCATTTTCTTAGCTATTATATCCTTGTTCGTTAGGAGCGCTTCAATAAAATCTCCAAAAATGAAATTTCCGCTAATGAAGGCATCATAGCGGAAGCCCTTACTAATGTCAATTTCCTTTGCCAGCTTTTCAGCATTGCTATAGAGTATTTGGCTTTCTTTTATCGGTTTAAGCGTTGGCCTGACATATCGCGTTTCGATTTGGTCGCCTCCGTCAAAATCCACTTCAAACAAGCTGGAATCTATGTCGCCAATATCAAAACCAACATCGCCGAAATTTAAATCGCCTTTTATGTCAAATTCCTCGTTCATACCTCATTTATTTTAATTTTCATGAAATATAGCATAAGTTTTCGTTTGATGATGTATTCGTGATTTTTTCGCGTTATCTCACTCTTCACATCTTCAACAATTAACTTACCGTTTTTCCGATAACAGAAGTCTGCCCTATAAGAACATTCACGCTCAACAACCATTCCGTACACATCTCTTTGCGAGGGAATAAGAGTAAATTTCTTTTGTCTTGTCAATTCACTTATTAAACCTTTCTTTTGAGCCGCAGAGAGATAAAGAAAGCGTTCGTACTCTTTTTTCGAGTCAAAAGTACCATACGCATTCTTTATCTTCTTGTTTCTGTATTTGTTAGTCGTCAGCGTCATTTATTAAATATCTAATTAATACGCAAATATAATAATTAGATACAATATATCAAAGTTATTGGCAGTCTTTTAGCATCCAGTCTCAACGAACATTTCGATATTAGACAATCGCTCCCTCTCCTTCTTAACCAAATCAATATTCTTTTCCAAAAATTGCTTGATTAATCGTGAAGTGGTCTTTAGAATCTCCTCCTTGTGGCAGTCAATTGCCTTAACCATAAACTCTTCCACTAGCGAATCATCTTTAAACCTCAACCATTCTTCCTTGATTGGTTCTCCTTGCTCGTTAGTACGATTCAGTTCAAGATAAGATTTTAGCTGAATGGTGAAAGGGTGCATGCAATTAGAGTTGACTTCCGTATTGTTGAATCCGTAGTAATTTGACTTATATTTTATAGAACGATATATGGGGCTATTCTTATCAACAGCTTCATCTAACTTTCTCGCAGCCCTGTAGAGGTTCTTGTAATCTGTAATATCCATGATGGTTAGGGTTTGATTTTCACACTTACTCTTGATATATCTCTTATCTTCCACATGTCAAGCAGCGCTTGCAGTTCATGCACAGAGTCGATTTCGTACATAAACATCGCATCGCTCATTCTTTTTGAACTATCTGGAAACAATATTGGGCAGAACGCTTCATAAAATAGCGCAGAAGGTCTAAGTCCGATACTAATAGGCTCAAAATCTGCAAAAAGCACGCTTACTCCATTCACGGATGACTTCTGCCATCCGTTTGCTTTCAGTAGTTCTTCTGACAACGGAAACGGCGACATATCTTCGTATGAAGAAATAGCCATCTGCCTACCTCCATCTTCATACACCTCTCTGTGACGAATCGTACCGCTGATGTTGTCAATTCCTTCAACGATAGAGTATTTATAGCCTTCGTACTTATTTTCTTTGGTGATAATATCGCCAATCCTTAATTCTCTGATGTTTATCATTTTATTCCTCCTCACCTTTTATTTCCACTCCGACAAGATGTTCATTCCCATCAAACGGTATGCAATATTCGTAATATCCTCCCAGAGTTCTGTAGTGATAGCTGCCGAATTGCTCGTAATGCGAAAACAAATCTATCTTCCAGCTCTGCTTCCTGTTGCGTACGAGAACTCTGTCATACGGTTTAAAATCTGGCGCTTTTTTCTCCACCGCCGTCATTCTACCGCAATCAACGACAAAGGTGTAAGAATTTTCCATCAAGTCAAAGAACCATTCACGATGTTCTTCATCGGCTTTCTCATAATCTTTCGTTTTAACAGTCAAATGTTTTAGTCTTAGTTCGTTTCCGCCAAATTCGCTTGGCTTGTCGAAGTAGTCAATTATGCTCATCTTAGTAAAATTACCATTTGCCCAGCAATCAAAGACAAACATACTGCCGTCTTTTTGGCTGATAACGACATCACCATGTTTAAAGAACTTATTCCAGTCACGCATTTCAGCCGAAGGAAATACATTACATTCGCCGCTCTGCACTTCTTTCATTCTTCCGCTTGCGTCAAGCGCAATATCGACTGTGTTTGTGCTCTCGAGGATAATTCCACTACCATCGCGCGTGAACCCTTTGAAGAACGCATTGCCATATATAGTTGTGTATAGAATTATTTCATTGGGTTTGTAGTCGCGAAGAATCTCAGCGACATTAACAGTTTCTTTTTCTGTTTCCTTCAATTCAGGCAGTGTGCAGCACTGCTCTGTATCTTTATTAGTTGCCATAGTTGTTTATTTTATTATTGATATACTTTTTTGTTTGAACTTCACAGGCTCATTTTCGTGTCGGCAGAAAATGAGGTTTCATGCTGCAAGGGGCTAAATGCGGCAACGGCCCTTGTTATTAAGTTGTCGAACTTGTCTTTGCTGTAAAAGTAACCAGCACATGAACTGGCGACCCAAGTGTTCCAATGGTCGGACTCGGAACTACTCCAGGCACAATAGGATTTACGTAAAAAGTTTGCACCAATCATTTTTAGTACCTTGTTCAATTCATCACGATAAGAAAAGATTGTACCCAGCTCATACAGGCTTGGAAGATACCACTGAAGGTTGCCTTTCTTGTACTGCCAGCAACGCATAGCAGCAGTCATCTCTTCCCCGTCTTCCTCGTTCTGATTAACGATATTGCGAGTGAGTTCCAGACCGCTCAATGTCTGCAAAGCTTCTGCTTCGCTACACGTCTTATTAAATACTTTGCAGTTTTCCTCGCTGCACCAGATTTCGTTCCACTGGTCAAGAGAAATAATCACACCTATCACCTCCGTTTGAAGGATGACGCCGATTACATCGCCTCTGTCAATGCGGCCATTCTGATAGTCTTCAACTGAGGCGATGCCTTGATTTGTCTTTAGGGATATTAAATGTTTCATAATTTCTCAAATGCCTTTCTATAATCCTCTAAATTCTTTCTTATGCACTTCTCCACTAAATCTTCTATCTCGCTACGTTGTGCCTCCGAAAGAAAAGGGTAAACGCTAAAGCCATCCGTTGTGCGCACACCTTTAAGACGAATTTCAAACGTATATCCTTCATCAATCTTCTTTATCGCCTCAGAGATGAATTTCATTTCCTCGGCTATCTTGTTAATCATTTTAAGTCTTTCTTCTGTCATGGTTCAATCAGTTAATAGTATGTCTTCTTGTATATTCCTTTGCATACACGTTTGTACCGCACGTCTGGTTTGTATGTTTTAATCAAGAAATTAATCCGCGATTCTTTCACATCCTTCAAGTCGCTGTCACGATATTCAATCGCGTCAGACTGACGACAACCAAAGTTGCGCAGCGGTTTGAATGTTGTATATCCGTCAGAAGAAATAATCTCCGCATATACAACATAATCGCCATTTTCTTTAAATATCCTCGCCTCCATCTTTTGTGATTATATATCCTCGCAATTCCAGCTCTTCAATAAGGTCTTCATCGCTAAGATGTTCGACAATCTCTCCATTGTCGAGAAGGTTTACAACCTCTTCCACGCCAATCTTTTCGATAAAATCTCCCTGCTTAAGCGTGCTAAGATATTTGTAACATTCATACATGAAATCTACCTCTTGAGAATCATGTAGACAATCCATTATGTCCATTGCATCCATGTCGCAATATATTCTATAATCACCAATCATAGCTTTACCATTTTTTTAAATACCCTTGCTTCCATCTTTTGTGATTTTATATCCTCGCATTTCAAGCTCGTAAATAATTTCATCCTCGCCACGTAGGTCAACAACCTCATCCGCGCCAAGCGATTCGATAAAATCTTGTTGCTGATATAATTCAAGACATTCGAAACATTCATACACGAAATTTACCTTCTCAGATTCAGATAGACAGTTCATTATGTCACCTGTATCCATGTTGTAAGATATGCTATATTCACTCATAATATTACCATTTATCTTCTAACAATTTCACTAACCCTTTTCCATCGCGAAATCTGTCAGTCACAGCGTTTACGCACCTGCACACATATTCATCCTTGTTAAGATTAACGTCCTTGCTTCCGCGAATGAATATCCTCTTCTTAATCAATTCTTCAAGCGAACAAAGGAGAGGTATAAGCGTCTCGGTGTTGTAAGCGTAAATACCTTGGATATATGAGTAATCTCTGTATTTCTCCATGTCTCCTTTGCGGCAGGCATCTGCCAATTCTGCAACAATTCTCGTACATTCCAACTGAGCATACAAGGCAGGGTCTGTCAAGCATGGCTTACAAGCCTGCATCATGCAGTAGCGCAGCGCATCATATTTCTCTTTCATGTGGTCGCTGAAGGTATCAACGAAGTGGTCATAGCCTTCCAAATACCTTTCTTGCTGAATCACATTATACATCCAAGCATTCAGCCTCGCCACCTCGTCAACAATTCTTCTGCACGTCCGCTTGACTTCATGTCGATATACATTCTTCCGCTTGGCAAGCGTGTCTACAACATCACGTGCAAGCTTCATCGAATATTCAACGCGCATGAAATGAAGGTAGCATAATGCAGTGCAAATGCCGTATTCACGCCGCCGCTTGTCGTTCATCTTCTTCCACATCATCGCTTCATGCTCCTGCTGAGCTTCCGCGTAGGTGACGAGTAGATTTATATTCTTGTGAGGCACGGGCATCAATGGTTCGTGACGTATGATACCCGTGTTTGGTCTCCATCTTACATCTGGCTTCCAATCATTCATGGCAAATCCTCCACGTTAATCCATCTAAGAATATCTGCCTTGATATCTATATCAGTAAACAGACAAACGTTTCGGCCCATGAAATCACGATAAACGGCCGCATAGGTTGGTGCAATCTTCTGTCCGCTTGGCAGCACGCGCTTGGCGTAGATAATTATCTCACTATTGAATGCAGGTTGTTCGTCTGCTCCATGCCAAAGGTTCTTGGAATATTCTTCCAGCGCTCGCCTCGCTCCAAAAGCAAACACTTCTTGTTCTATCTTACTCTTATAGCGCTGCTTCGCCTCTTTGTTTATGGCACGCATTGTTTTTATTGTAAGCTTCATAAACTATACCTCCTTATTATTTTGTCAATTCCATATCTTTCTTTCTCTTCTTCGCGGATAACTCCAGCCCTGTACGCATACATTGCGCTTCTCGGAAATCTTGGATAACCGCTCGGCGACAGCCACATCTTATGAAAATTGTTGT